GTCGTATCCGCGATTTATCGCCCTACAAAATATATTTTCTCACGAAAACGAACCTCGAACCTTTTCACAATACACTCAAATATGGTCCTCTCACAAGTACGAGACTACTTTCACGAACGATTAGCCCACCTCACAAGAGATTGGAAATTTTTCCAACAACACGCTGAATCGCCCTCCGAAACCCTCGAACGTCATCAAGACTCCGATATTGCAAGACTTGAACATGGCATCAAATCCGCTCTCACCAATGAGCAAATCAACGCCGCCTATCAAGCAGAAGCTTCAAACATTGAAGACATTCTCCTCAACGTGAACCAACAACGTGGATTTCCCGCTGAATTCTACACTCACCGCGACATTGCATCCCTTCCTGACAACCGAACCCCTCCTTCCGGCATCATTCCGCTACCTTATGAATACGCACGCTCGCAAATTGTCACAGCCTCCGAACAAATTCCTGAAACTGGATTTCACCTCGACTTCCGAATTGAACGCATCATTCGCAATCGTTATCCCCAGTATCTCACGTTCGCCCGCAAATACGTACGACCTCTTGGCACAACAGACGCAACTGTAGCTGACTTTTTCAAGCCACAGATTCCCTGCGATCCCATCGACTCTACTCGCAAATCGCGAATCATCGATCTGATCATCACATTCCTTGCAGTGACCCCGGTACTACCGATCCACTTCATCGATTCCTTATGGGATAAAACGCCTCTCCACACTGGCACTGGATATTTCAACCGACACTCCTTCTCTGCCCGCGCACATGCTGTCTTCTCAGCACCTCCTGAATATGAAAAGAGACCCACCTCAAAGGGATTCTTCATCAACTATTTTCTGGAAACCGCCCGCACAATCATTCACCGCATCAAGGACACCGGCTTTCCATTTGACCCTTCCAAGACACACGACATAGCACAGTCACTCCGCAACTTTTTCCTCAAGCGCCCGACAATGCTGTTCACCCGCAACCATATCTCCGATAGAGATGGTAATCTGAAACAACGACCGGTTTACGCCGTCGACGATCTTTTCATTCGACTAGAATCAATGCTCACCTTCCCGCTTCACGTACTCGCACGCAAAATTGAATGCTGCATCATGTATGGCTTCGAAACGATCCGTGGCTCCAATCAGATACTTGACAAAATCGCTCAACACTACAAGTCATTCTTCACAATCGACTGGTCTGGTTTTGACCAACGCCTACCCCGCGTCATCACCGACATCTTTTGGACCGACTTCCTTGAACGTGTCATCATATGCTCTCATGGCTATGCTCCTACCTTCGACTATCCTACCTACTCTGACCTCAATCCTGATAAGATGTTCATCCGACTGTCCAACATTCTCTGGTTCCTGCACACCTGGTACAACAACATGGTCTTCATCACTGCTGATGGATTCCCATACGTACGCACCACCGCTGGCGTCCCCTCCGGACTCCTCAACACGCAATACCTCGACTCATTCGGAAACCTCTTTCTTATTTTCGACGGACTGATTGAATTTGGATGCTCCAACTCCGAAATCTATCAGATCTTTCTCCTTGTTATGGGAGACGACAACTCAGGCTTCACCCTATGGTCAATCGCTAAACTCGAAGAGTTCCTTTCATTCTTTGAATCCTATGCGCTCACCCGCTATGGCATGGTCCTTTCTAAGACGAAATCCGTCATTACTGTGATCCGTGGAAACATCGAAACTCTTTCATACAAGTGTAACTATGGCTGGCCCACCCGCCCCCTTGGCAAACTAGTGGCACAAATGTGCTACCCCGAACGTGGCCCCCGCCCTAAGTACACCTCCGCCCGCGCAATTGGCATGGCTTACGCCGCCTGTGGTATGGACTCCACCTTCCACAACTTTTGTCGCGACATCTATTACGAGTTCTACGACGACGCTGCTTCCCCAGATGAACCCTGGTTCTTTGAACACGTCCAGCAATACCTTCCTGGCTTCTTACGAGCTGACGAAACTCTGAAATCTCAGATATCGTTATCCTCATTTCCTAGCCTCCAGACCGTCCGGTCTCACATTGCTCGATGGCAAGGACCGCTTTCGTACTATCCCAAATGGGATCGTGCCCACTTCATCAATGACCCAGACGTCATTCCACCTTCCGCAGAAACGATGGCTGATTATCGAATCAGAAACTCCGTTCCCCGACGCGAGATCCCATCCCTCTGGCAATAGGTTACTTTTACCTAATTTTCTTTTGTAAATCAGAAGTTGTTTGGTATTTTCTCATGAAAATCTATAAACATCAAAAAAATTTAAATAAAAA